CATGTTACCGAAATACCTGAAATGTTGGTTCATTTCGCTGCTCATGAAATACACAAGCTTATTCCACCTGAATTTAACGATGATGGCGTCATCGTTAATCCTGATACGGGTGAGGAGATTAGAGTAAGTAGAGCTTGGTTTTTGAACCACATATTTAGAGATTATCCTGCACAGGAAGCCTTCTCTGACTCTCAACGTTTAATTCAGGAAGTTGCAAACAAAAGTATGAATTTGGATTTCATGCCAAGTTCTCCTTTTAATTATTTGCAAAATTTTGCCCCATATAAAGGCGGTATTGGAGATAAGTCTGGAATCTTACTAAGTGTCTTCGAAAATGAAGCTTCTTATGGATCTCATGAAGATAGAGCTATGGTAAGCGGAGTGTTTTGGCTTTCCGATAACGATGAGTTTACGGGTGGAGAATTTGTTTTCAATCAATTCAATGAAAGAATAGAACCCAAAAAAGGTACTGGTGTTCTTTTTCCCTCTTTCTATAGTCACGAAGTTTTCCCTGTATATACACAACCAAACTTCTTTACACGTTACACCGTGACTTGGTTTGGTCTTTAGGTTATCATTCTCTTGTCCCTGACAGTTTCATTGTGAAACTGACACTTGCCACGACAGGAGAACAAAATGGCAAACACTACTTTCCAAGGCGTAGTTCGTTCTTACGCTGGCGGCGGTAAGGGTACTGTAACCCCCGGCGTAATGGTTCAATCTGTGCAGATTTCTTGCGACCCAACCGCTACATCTGCAACAAATGTTCGTATAGGAACCTCTTCCTCTTCTGGTGAAACACTTGTTTTGCCTGCTGGCGCTATTCCTATCTCAGTCATGACAATGAACGCTTCAACTGGAGGCACTAACCCGACCATTGATATTGGCGGTACTCCTGCTGGTGGTTCGAATGATCCAGATGGTCTGTTCAATGAAGTTGATTGTGACGGTAAAGGCACTATCAAAGGCGCTGATGGCGCACTTGCGATTGCTGGCGGTCTGACAGCCAACACTACCGTTACAGCCATGAATGGCTCTTCAGCGGCCACTGGCGGCACATGGACAGGAATCCTCACATACGCAATGTCGAATGACGGCGTAGAGTAAGGGAGGCGTAAATGGCTGACGCCGTAACCTCTCAGACTCTTATCGACGGTGATCGTTTTGCCGTAATTAAGTTTACTAATATCAGCGATGGTACCGGAGAAGACGCTGTTACCAAAGTTGATGTAAGTTCTCTACAGCCTTTGGGTTCTAATACAGCTAGTCAGAAAACATGCACAGGCGTTGTCATTGAAAGAATTTGGTGGCAGTGCATTGGCATGAAGGTGCAAATTCTTTTTGACGCATCTTCAGATGCTTTCTGTATTGAGCTTGGTGAGAACCAAAGTGGCAATCATGATTACTCGCTGTTTGGTGGTTTAACTAACAACGCTGGGTCCGGCAAAACTGGTGACATTAATTTCACTACTGTTGGTCACACTAGCGCTGATACCTACACCATCATCCTGTATATGCGTAAAGAGTACGCCTAATGGCTAGGCGCAAGGCGACAATGCCGCCGCGCAACAAAAAGAATTTCCGCCCCACAAAAGCTGGGGCGGGAATGACTAAAGCTGGGGTAGCGGCGTATCGAAGGAAAAATCCCGGCTCCAAGCTTAAAACTGCTGTTACAGGCAAGGTTAAGCCCGGAAGTGCAGCGGCAAAGCGAAGAAAGTCTTTCTGCGCTCGTTCTGCTGGACAGATGAAAAAGTTTCCAAAGGCAGCGAAGAATCCTAACTCTCGTCTTCGCCAAGCTCGTAGAAGGTGGAAGTGCTAATGAAGGCCGATGAAGTGTTAAAGCTTTTGGAAAAGCATGAGTCCGATTGCAGCGAAAGATATGCTGACATTCAGGACAAACTGAAGTCATTAGATAATCGTATGTGGGGAACCATGGTTCTCATTGTACTTGCCGCTGGATTGGAGCAGCTAATCTAATGGCAATTGGCCGCTCACAAATGAGCAAACAAATATCTAACCCGCCACAAAAGGGGAAGAATATGCCAAAAGACGCTTGTTATCATAAGGTTAAGGCGCGTTACAGAGTTTTTCCGAGCGCGTATGCTAGTGGGGCTATCGCAAAGTGCAGGAAAGTTGGTGCTGCTAACTATGGCACTGGTGGCAAAAAGAAGAAGAAGGCCAAGAAGATGGAGACTGGTGGTGCAGTATCTGTCGAAACGCAGCCTAGAAAGCGCAAAGTCAAAAATCAACCAACAGACGGTATGATCGCAAGAGGGTGTGGCTCTGTGATGGAACGCCGGAGGAAAGCAACAAAATTGAGATAATCCATGTCTTCGTCTTATACGTCTTTCTTGATGGCGTTAAGGTGAAAGACGAACCGCTTAGATTTAGAAGCGTAGACGACTGTATTTATTTCGCAAAACGACTTTCAGGGCAAGGAAAGTCCATTACAGCCTACTGCCTCCCTGAAATAGCGAGGCAAGATCAGAGGGTGTACTAATGGATCCTGCCTCGGCTATGGCGCTGGCCTCGGCCTCATTCGCCACCATAAAAAAAGGCTTTGCCATAGGCCGTGACGTCGAGTCCATGATGTCCGATATCGGGCGCTGGATGGGTGCTTTAAGTGACCTCGACCAAGCGGAACGCGAAGCCAAAAATCCCCCCATATTTCGGAAACTTTTTGCTGGAAAATCAATTGAGCAGGAAGCGATGGAGGTGTTTGCCGCCAAGCGCAAAGCTCAATCGCAAAGAAATGAATTAAAACAATGGGTTAGCCTAACTCTTGGTCAATCAGCTTGGGAAGATTTGCTTCGTACAGAAGCGAAAATAAGGAAACAACGCCAAGAAACTTTATACAAGCAAAGGGAGAAGCGCAGAAAGTTCATTGAATGGACAGCATGGATATTAGTTGGTTTGATAGGTGCTGGTGTTCTTTTCGGCTTTGTGATGTTATTGAAAATTCATACAGCGCAAGCTAAAGAATTAATCACTTGTCGCTTGGCTGCTTATGAAAAAGTAGATGGACAGTGGGTATGCCTTTACAGGGGGGCCAATAACACACAAGATGTGATTCATCTGGATGCAACTCAAACTTGCCCCAGAGAAATGACTTGTGAGTACAAGCCGAACAGCAAACCTGTTAACATCAAAGATGTTTTGAACGCTATTAAAGAGGCAATGAATTAATGGCTGTCAGGAAAACAAAAAGTGGTCTTGCGCTTAAAAGATGGTTCAAAGAAGACTGGAAGGACGTTAGGACAGGCAAGGCGTGTGGGCGTCGCAAAGGTGAAAAACGGGGTACTCCATATTGTCGCCCCAGTAAAAGGGTGTCCTCTAAGACTCCAAAAACAACTTCCGAGCTTACAAAATCGGAAAAAAGATCTCGCATAGCCCAGAAAAAACGTATTGGTCAGCCTGCTGGTAAGCCACGCAGAGTTGCGTCTGTCCGACGAAAGAAGAAATGAATGAATTTGTTCGTCGTTGGATTATGGAAGATTTATCACCTGTAGACCCTGAATCTGGGTTTGCACTTTGTCCGTATGCAAAAAAAGCATGGTTAGATGATCGTGTGAAAGTTGTCGTATGCGAAGGGGACTTATGGGATAGAGTTGCCGAAGAGTGTGTAAATTTTGACTCAAAGAATGCTTTAACTGTCTGTATTGATGAAAACCCAGACAGATCATACGATGAGTTAGAATCTGCTTGCATGGCAATGAACAGCTACTTTTCTGTTACTAAACAAGATTTGTGGGTGTTAGTGTTTGAGGGAGAGGTGGCCATAATATTTATACAACGGCTATCAGAATTGGACGATGCTAGTCAAAGGCTAGAAAAAGTGGGATACTATGAACAATACGACCCCGAAGACTACATCAAACTTATCTTAGCAAGACGAGAGAGAAGGTTGAAAAATGGCGAAAAAAGCTAAAAAGATGATGGGCGGCGGCGCTGCCAAAAAGGCTAAAAGAATGATGGGCGGCGGTGCCGCCAAAAAGCCGCGTCGTATGCGTGGCGGTGGTGCAACCGGAAACGTATCACCTCGCAAAGCGATGGGTATGATGGGTGGCGGTGCTGCTAAAAAGGCCAAAAGAATGATGGGTGGCGGCGCTGCCAAAAAACCACGTCGTATGCGTGGTGGCGGCAAGGCTAAGAAATAATGGCAACCTCTGGTTCAACGAACTTTGAGCTTGATGTAAGTGATTACATCGAAGAAGCATTTGAACGGTGTGGCATAGAAGTCCGCACAGGTTACGATCTTCAGACTGCAAAAAGATCGTTGAACCTTCTTTTCGCTGATTGGGCTAATCGTGGCTTGAATCAGTGGACTATTGTTCAACGCACACAGACAGTTACAGCATCTGATGGTAATTATGATCTTGGGTCTGATGTCATAGATGTTTTGTCCATGGTTGTGCGCCGTGACAATAACGATTTGTCTATGGAAAGAATTAGTAGAGATTCTTATCTCAGCATTCCAAGCAAAACCACAACTGGTCGTCCGACTCAGTTCTTTATTGATCGTCAGATTACTCCTGTAATAAAAGTTTGGCCGTTGCCTGAAAACAGTACAGATGTACTGGTTTTTGATTGTCTTACTCGTATTCAGGATGCTGACACATTCATAGATACGCTAGAGATTCCATTTAGATTTTACCCATGTTTGGCTGCTGGACTGGCGTATTATTTGGCAATCAAAAAAGCGCCAGACAGAATTCAGTTGTTGAAGGCCATATACGACGAAGAATTTGATCGCGCACAGGCAGAAGATAGAGATAGAGCATCGTTTAGTGTTGCTCCTAA